TAGTTCTATCTTATCAGTTAGTTGTTTCTCAGAAGCATCTAGACTAGACTTTCCTAGTACATTTACTTCTTTATCTTTTGTTCTGAGGTTATTAGTTAATTCCTCATTTTTTTGGATGAGAGCTTGAATATGTTCATCACGTTCTTTACGTTCTCTAATAAGTTTCCTTATTCTTTTTTCTGCTCCCTGAGTTTTAATACCTTCTAGTTCAGGCTCTTCAGCTTTGACTTCTTCTTTAACAGGTTCTTCCTGTTCAATCTCTACCTTAGTTTCTTCTTTTTCCTGTGCTTCTATCTTAGGTTCAGTCTCAGGTTCTTCTTCAAATTCAATTTCAATTTTATCTTCTTGCTCTGCATTCTGAACACTGACTGTGTTCCAATCATCATCTTTCATTTTATTATCCTTCCGTTGTTTACGAAACAAACGATTTACGTATTGGTAATATTATATCATATAATTAACTATTTCCCAAATTAATTAGACCCTTTACTTAAATTAAATGTAGGATCAAGGTCTTTTGGGTCTTCTAGTCTCATGGTTATCTGGTCATCAAAGAGTAAAATAAAGCGTACACCCTTATAAAAAAGCTTAGTTCCTATTAGTTTTCCATAAGAAACATAGTCACCAACCTTACACCAAGCACCAGCAGGAAACTTTTCTTTATCAAGATAAGCTAGTTCTCCTAGTGCTACTACCCTACCTACAGTTGTTAGGTAAGACATATCATCTTTAGTAGAGTCAGGAATATAAATACCACCTTTTGTTACACTCTTAACTGAGACAGGACGTATTAATACATGATAGCCGGGAAGCTCTGGCAATACTTCTGGGTCTGCCACTTCTTCTATATCTGTAATCCATTTATCATTCTTTACTGATCCACCTAAGTGTTGTTCTCTCATTTTAGTCTTCATCTCCATATGTTCGTTTTTTAATAATTTCTGTTAAATTATTTCTAGCCCATTCCAGACTAGAGATAGATCCAACAATCTGACGGTAATGAGCATAGTCTTCTGCATTACCATTTCCTAAATTAAGTCTAAGGTTATTAATCTCTTGATTAAACTCCTTAATGACTTCATCCCAAATTTCCATTACTTTTGTTTGGTTCCTTTATCAGATGCCTTCCAAGAGAAGTCATCCCATTTGTTTAATGAACTGCGGATATTACGTCCACCAGTTACATCCTGTGCAAACGGATCACCAAAAGACTTGTCAGTATCTTTGACATGCTCTGGATATCCTTTACCTTTCTTCATCATTATCTTTCTCCTTTTTCCATAAGATCTTTTAAATTACGTTCCATTTCTCTGCCATCTTCGGCATTTTGTTTTTCTTCTTCAATAGCTAACTTACCAAGAACATCCATAGACTTAAGTTCTTTTTTAGATTCTCTGTCTAATGCAGCTTTCTCTTTCTTAAATTCAGTTGCTGAACCTGTTTTAAGCATATCTATGATCTGTTCATTCTCATCAAGTTCAAGTTGTTTATTCTTAAGTTCCATTTCAGCAGCTTGTACAACTGTATCAGACTGTAGCTTCTGCTTCTGTAGTTCTACCTTGGCTTGCTCAAGAGATACAAGTTGTTGTTCAGGTGACTGAGCCATGCCCATTGCCTGATTAGCATTCATAACTTGTTGTGCAGCTTGTGCCATGACCATCTCAACTACAGAAGGATTTTGCTGTTGTTCTGGTGGTAGTTGTCCAATAGCTTGTTGTGCTACACCATTCATTTGTTCTTGATACTTCATGACTGAGTGTTCTTGTATATTAGCTTCTAAGATTGGTCCTATACGTTTCATAATAGGATTAGCTCCATTCTGAGGATCTTGAAGATAAGCCATCTTAGTCTGTATATGAGCATCATGGTTCTGGCCCGGAAAGGCAGCAATAGGTATACCTTTAGTTGCAGCCATTATATCAGATACAGGATCCATTGGTTTAGGTTCAACCTTTGGTGGTAAGATATCTTCTAGATTAGGCATATTAGCTGCTTGTAGTATTGTCCTATTCAAAGCTTCTAAGTTGAACATACCGGGAGGTGACTGCTGTGCCATTTGTAATGCCATATTAGCCATCATCATGCGGTGTGCGTTAGAAGGTATGTTAGGATCAGATACTGGTATAATATCTATACGACCATCAAAGTCCTTCTTGAATATACTACGATCTTCAAATGGAACATCATAAGGATATTCTTCTGGTAGATAATCATGATCTATCTTAGCTAAGATTCTAAATTCATCTTTCTGAGATTTATGTACTCGTTTATGGATTGCACTAAAGAACTTACTACTGGCTTCTAGTAAAGCCATCGTAGTCCCAACGGGTCCATAGGAGGCAGCATCAGATACAACTTGCTCTGTGCTGTCCGCAAAACGCTGACCAGCAGCACTTACGAAATTCAACATCTGGAATAGAGTTGAGGAAGGCTCTTTGTAAGGCAGGGGAATAATAGCCTTAGAGAGATCCATTCCAGTTGCTTCAACCTCCTTGAACTCACCGGGAGAGATTGGATCGTTATCACCGACCATTCTCAACCCTTTAGCCTTGAAACCACCCGGTAAATTGGCGAACTGTCCTGCATCTATGAGGGATCTCATGGCAGCGGTTGCGCTCATGGTGAGGTTACCTAAGAAGTGAATCAAGCCTAATCCATAGAAACCAAACCCCGGCACGAAACGGTAGTGTACGAAGTGACTACGCTTTTCTTTATTCGGGTCTTCTTGTTCATAGTTTCTACGAATACTTAACACTTGCCTTGATTGCTCTATGACTGTAACAATATAGGGAAGTGATTCTCCTGTGTCTTCTATGTCTAGATAGCAATGCTGTTCTAGTAGAAGATACTGTGGGTCATTGTCAGAGGAAGGAGACATACCAATGATAGTATCCATCTTCTGAGTAAACCCTGTAACATTAATTTCATTTGGTTCTGGTAGTTCTACGTCATCATAGACACCAGCCCTGATGTCTTTCTCCATGTCGATAGGACTACGATAGATCAGATGTGTGTACCTATCAGCATTACGTAGGTCAGTTGCATAGTAAGATACATAGAACTGATCAATAGGTATAAACTCTGAGACAGGCCGTTTTAGTGTAGCACTGTAATAAACCTTTTTGAATGCAGAACCTATCAATGGTAGATGGAACAGCATTCTTTCAAACTCATCAAAGTATTCTGGCATCTGCTCAGTTACCTGATAGTTCATAAAGTTCTGTACTCTGTTAGCCTGTGCTTCTTTCTCAGGGGTAGACTTACCCATGATGTTTGCTTTGACGGGACCACTAGCAGGGAATAGTTCTGCCGAAGCTTTGGATTGAAACTTAACTGCTGACTCTATCAGGAGTGGGTGTACGGCTGTACATGCACCATCAAAGGGATCTGTTCCCGGCTCTAGCTTAAGACCTAGTAGATCAAAACCACGCTCAAACATAGACTCCCATTCAGCCCTTGAGTCTTTATCAGCTTGAAAGCTATCTATAACAGAATCAGCTAGTTCATCTAAGTCTTCTTGTTCCAGAGTCTCAGTTAAATTATCATACCACTCTTCTATAGCTTGTGAAGGAGACATCTCTATGTTTACTTCATCTGAGAAGTCTACAATTACTCCACCATCTGTAGGATCAACTTCAAAGGTAGCATTCATTTCTTCATCTGCTGATGCCATAGGAACTACATTACCTAGTTCTTCTGGTTTCATATCATATGGATTACGTTCAGTTGCCATGTTCTATCCTATGTAAAATCTTCTTCGGTAATAGATATATCTGTTATTGCTAAATCTTTTTTAGACGTACTTAAATCTTTACCCGTTAAACTCATGTATGATTTTAATCTATCAATATTACTAGCTTTTATTTTTTCTGTATTATCAGTTTTTTTAGTTGTATCTTTTTTCTTTTCTTCTTTTTTAGTTGACTTCTTTTTTTCTAATGGTTTTTGTCTTGTAACTGGAGTAGTTATATTACCTTCATCGTATTCTCTAATAGATTGTTCAGGAATTACATTATAATTTGCATCTAATCCAAGTCGTATACCTTCCTTAGTTACAATAGTTCCTAATGGAGTTGCTCCTGTTATAAACTCAAATATACTTGATATTCCACTAACAGGATTAAGAAGAGTATTTCCTAAACTTATAGCACTTGATAATGGTGATTCTTGATATGGAATAAATGTAGCTCCTTTATCAGCCAAAGCTTCTTTAAACTCTTCTTTGCCTTCTTCAGTTGTTATACCTCTATTACCTTGAAAAAATCTTGAGACTGTATCTTTAATACTACCTATAAAAGAGTCATCCCTTTCTTTTACACCAAAGTCATCGTAAGGATCTGCTTTTCGTCTTTTCTCTCTTGCAGCAATTTCTTGTAAACCTAAATCAGCACCTACTCCTCTAATAAAATTATCTAATGTTCCAGCAGGACCACCACCAGTATAGTTTCCAAAAAATCCTCTTTCCATAGCAGCAATACCACCGGGAGTAGCCATTACTGATGCTAAATAATTTTCAGCTTGATTTATAGTCATTCCGGGGTTTTTTGCTAGTATATCATTAAGATATGTAGATTCAACTCTAGTATAACCATCTTCAGGTTTATCACCACTAAGTCTAGACTTTATTTGTGCAGGAGTTTGTAATGTTCTTCCAAATACTCCAACATTAGGATCAGTTGGAAATCCTGTTATATCTATTTCATCATCACTAGTCGGTGCAGAAGGTGTAGTAACTATAGCAGGATCGTCTAAACCTGTATTAGCCCAATTAGCTGGATCAGTCCAATCGTTAGGATCTGACATAGTTCCACCAGCAGCTTCTTCAGATGTTGGTCCACCCATATTTTCTTCAATACCAGAAAACTCACCTAATGTACCACCATAATATCTATAGATCGTAGGAAGACCACCCATACTCATAGGAGAAGCAAAAGCACTATTGGCATTGGGATCAGCAAAGGCACTATCTCTACGTTGGCTGAGTGTCATATAGGCATCATCAAGACCACCACC